ATGAAACCATACACTCTGAATGAATCATGGGCAGTTATAAAGACTGAATTGAAACAATTTGAGCAGTACTATTTTGACGGATTCCCTGAGATGATTCCACTGCCAACTATCCATGATGTGCTGGGAGAGTGGAGGGATAATTACTCAAAGTTGCCGGCAAACATGCAAGCAGCGTATGACCGTCTCCAACTTGAGACAGACATCTTTGATCTACCAGTCAAAAATAGTGCTTTACTTTAATTCAAGAATAGGGTATAATAGTATTATAGGTTGAGTGATTAATTATATGAAAAGGGAACAAAAATGAAACAGTACTTTGATAAAGTGATAGTGGACGGAAATGTAGCAGTATTGGTATCTGGTGGGTTTGGTGGAGGTTGGTCTACTTGGCAAGACGATGACGAATGCAACCAATCAATGGCATTCGAACCAAAGGTTGTAGAGATGATATTGGCAGGATTGATGGATAAGAATAGAGCAGAACGCAAGGTGACCAAGAATCAAATTGAAGCGTACATGGCAGAAGCATACCCCGACTTCTACCTCGGAGGTCTTGATGGATTAGATGTGGTCTGGGTTCCTCAAGGCGCTAAGTTTCACATAGAAGAATATGATGGTAACGAGACTTTGGTTCTTGAGTCTGATATGAATTGGTTAACTGCTTAATTGAGGATAGTTGATATGAGTAATACAAAAATGTTGGTCCTGATTGTGGTTGCGATCGTACTGATAGTCATTGGACCGTGGATTGTAATTTGGGCATGGAATATATTGTTTGGTGCTCATGTGGCAGTTGGATATAGTATTGAGACTTGGTTCGCTGTAATGGTACTGCTGGGAGCAATACATTCACCCGTCAGTGTGAGGAAAAAGTAAAATGAGTATACTGGGATTGATGGTCCTCTGTTTTGCGATTGGTTACGTTATTGGTAAGGAACAAGGATAGATATGTATATATTTCTGAGTGGTTGTACCTTTACTTTCTTTGTTATGGTTGGTTACCTGATAGGCATATCACTGTGAACAGAGAAGAATTAGTGAAGGCGGTTGAGGATGCTGAAGATGCTTATTGTGATGCTTATTATGCTGAGTGGTCCACTTTGAAGAATGCTAAGGCTGCTCTGAAGGCATACTATAAGGATAACAAATCATGACGGAAGAAGATTATGAAGAAGCACACATACTGAAAGAGAAGATCTCTTTGGATATACATGCGATAGTTGATGTTGCTTTGTCTGGCAAATCGACTGAAGTGAATGACCTGATACTCGAACTACTCAATGAGCAATTCAGATTCTATTAAATGGTAAGGAGAACACATGAGTAAAGAAGCAAGCAATATGGCGATAATGCTATTGCTGGTTTGTTTGGTTCCATCTGCTGCCAGTGCGTATATCACCAAACCGCACTTCAAGATCGAAAAGATTTACCTATATCATAACACAGTGTGTCCGGAGAATACGTTTGCTGAATCGCATTGGCCAGATGGAAGAGTTACCTGTTTGATTGCAAAGAGACCCCACAGTAGTGCCGTTTTGCGATATCCAACTGATGGAGAATATTTGAAGTCTGGTATAGAATAATGAAAACTATCATTCACGTAAACCAGCATAAGATTCGATCTAACATAAAGAATGATGTGGTCGAACCAGTACTGACCGTGAAGTCCTACAAGTCCAACATATATGCCCATGAGGTTGAAATACTGGGTCCATCTAAAATTGTATACTCACCCAAGAAACCACTGTCCTGCGGTGCTCGGGTGTGGATCGAAACTGAATCTGAGGTCATCACTAAATGAAAAAACTACTAATCGCAGCAATGCTTATCACCACTCCGGTCTATGCTCACCATGGCACAGAGACCACCCTGACCACTATACCAATCAAACAGTGTATGGCAAAGGGTCGTGATAACGGCAAACACTTCAAGTCATACTTTGAGATGGATGAGTTGCTATACAATGGCATCATAGCATATCTCTATCGCCAAGGTGACTATGTTTATACTATCACCTGTATCAAAGGTTACGGTAAACCAGACACCATGCGTGAGGCAAAGCAGACAGCAAAGAACCGTGAAGAGGATCAGCAGGATTCCATTCAATCAATTCTGGACGCATACAAATGAAACGGATATCCTGGAGTTGGCAGTGCCCTGCTCAGAGAATGGAAATACACCACGATGAAGTAACGGGTGAATATGTGCTGATGTGTGGTCTGGGCAATACGCATGAGTTCTCCACGCCAACGGTACATAAGAAGATCCTAACGAACGAGAGGGATGCTGAGGCACTGGGACAGGAGTATCTCAGAAGTTATGGCACCCCAAAGTGGTCTAGCATAACGAAATAGTGCTTGACTTTAATTCAATAATAAGGTATAATAGTTATTGTAGGTTGGGAATTTAATCATAGGAGAAGTGAATGAAGTCTGTTGAGATCAATCAAGTGAGTAATGGGTTTGTGGTTATTGTCAGTGATGATGATAGTGGTGAGCAAACGAGATACGTGTTTGCTAAAGAAGTGCAAGTTATGAAGTTCCTGAAGTCGATATTCAAGAGTGCTGAGTAGTTCTATATGATCTTATATGAGTTTATTCCTAAGCGAAAGAAAAGTAAACCCACTGCTGCAAAGCGGTTGTTACAGAAATCTTGGACAGAGTTACTGGAGAAATATAATGTCAAACAAAATAGTAAAGTCAGTCTGCAGTCTAATAGCATTGAGCATAGCCTTCCTATCAGGGATTTTGGCGGAAATGTTCGAAGTCTAGGTGACGGCATAGGTACGGCAACAAAGAAGGCAACCAACGTCTATACTGGCACTGCTATGATTGGAATAGCAACCATGCACAAATCTAATAGTGTGCCAGTATTTTCTGTTAAGGAAGCAATTGAAATATCTAAAATGAGAAGAGGGTAACAACGTGAGTAATTTACAATATGCATCAGATGTATCACACGATAAACCAAAGTTACAAGAGTTGCTGGATGAGGTGATTATTCAGAAAATGAAGATGGATAAGTTCTTCAGTATGTTTCTTGAGAAGTTTGAGAATGATATGGATTCAAATGTTCTGGGTACGCCTATATGGAATCTATACAACGCCAAAATGTCTCAGTATAAAGAACTGCGATCCCTGGAAACGGCAACCAAATACTATCTTGCGAGACCACTATGATATTTGAAAACGCAACCGAGTTCTCTCTGTATATTGAGGAACTATCTTCAAACAAGCGAATGACCCACATAGATGCCGTACTGTATTACTGCAAGGAAAACTTCGTGGAACCGGAAGAGATTGCTCCACTGATCAGTCCATCACTGAAGGATAAGATCGCAATGAATATGCGGGCAGATCGCCAAGGCACCACCTATACCCCTATGCTGGATGCGTAGTGATCACTGGGTTTCGCTGTTACAAGTACTACATTTCGATCAAACTTCACTTTACAAAAGAAACTTACAATGTGTTTGAAACACGTGGTAATGTAAAGGGGTCTGAGCAAGCATTCATTGCAAGGAATGATCGATATCTGTTTGAAAAGATAGCACGGAAGCACCAGACTGATCAGCAAGTGATACGATATTTTGTGGCAAACTTTAGTTACGGCAATGACTCTGTTGTGTATAACGAGAACGATGCCGAGGATAATTTGCTGGAGTGGAATCGCAGGAGAGAAAGTCTCACTAGGGTATTTGAGAACGACCTACATGAAGTGGTATTACAGAAGGAAAGGAATAACCTGGATAGGAAACAGATATTTGAGTTCAACCTGGATAGTTATCCTCTACTTCTCAAGATGTACATAGGAAAGAAAGTGACTATAGAAACTATGTTCCTGTTAAATAAACTTGATGGATATCTGAATTTGTGGCATAATAGTTCTATGTTACTCTGGGAAGAGGAGCGAAGAAGGATTGAGAAGTGTGAAGGGTTTGTGCGGTTTGATGCCCCGAAACTATCTCAAATTTACAATAACTTTTTAGGAGAGTTGGACTAAAATTATCATGGGGAAGACACGAAGATACTACATAGATAAGTTTGATGAGAAACAAGAAGGTCGGTTCACTGGCAACAAGAAGGTGAAGGGAATGAAGATACTAAATACAATTGATGAAGATGAATCATCAGATCCCTTTGCAGATGAGATGTCAGTGACCGATCAAATTTTCATCACACATACTAAACATACTAATTAATACGATACTTTATAAGGAAATAATATGGATCTCAATACGTTACGAAAAATGCGCAACACCGACTTCGGTAAGATTGCACAAGAGTTTGCAAACATATCCACTCCATCGTCTGCCAAGTCATATCAAGATGACCGGATCTGGAAGCTAGAAGCAGACAAGGCAGGCAATGCTTCTGCCACCATTCGCTTTCTCCCGAAAGCAGAAGGCGATGAACTACCATGGGTCAAGGTATTCTCACATGCCTTCCAAGGACCAACTGGTAAGTGGTACATCGAAAATTCATTGTCAACAATTGGACAGGATGATCCGCTTGGGCAATTAAATAGCTCTCTTTGGAACTCTGGTTCCGATGCCAACAAAGAAATCGCTCGCAAACAAAAGCGTAAGTTGAATTTCTATGCTAACATTCTAGTGATCTCTGATCCTAAGCATCCTGAGAATGAAGGTCAAGTCCGTCTATTCAAGTTCGGTAAGAAGATCTTTGATAAGATTATGGATAAGGCACAACCAACTTTCGAGGATGAGAAACCAGTCAATGTGTTTGACTATTGGGAAGGTGCAGACTTCAAGTTACGTCAGCGTAAGGTTGAAGGATATCCTAACTACGATCAGTCAGTGTTTCTGGAACCAACAGCAGTTGCCGAGGACGACGAGACAATTCTGAAGATTGCAAATGCCCAGCATAAGTTGGCAGAGTTTACAGATCCAAAGAACTTCAAGTCATATGATGAACTGAAGAAGAAGTTGGAGATGGTTCTATCCACTGGTGGAGTTACTTCAAAGACTGCTTCGGATATGATGGAAGAGGAAGTATCGAGTTACTCACCTCCAGTTGCAAAGAGCAAGGCAGCACCTGAACCAAAGGTTAGCCGTGCCTCAGCAATTGAGGAAGATGATGATTCGCTTGCTTACTTCCAGAGCATAGCTGATGCGGACTAACAGGGACTGATCCAAGAAAACCACCTTCGGGTGGTTTTTTTATGCTGGCGAATATCTACTATCGATGTGCCGGTTGAATGTGCTCTCTGGGTTGCGAGTAGTATGCCTATAAACCGTTGCTTCGTTCTTGGTATTACTAACATTAGTGGTTGGAGCAACAACTACATTTGATGATCCACCACTTTGAGCAGCACCGGCATTTGCAGCAGATTTACCAGACACTTCTGCTGCACTGGTTGGTTTTACTGCTGTTGGAGGAGTTGATGCTGGTGCAGGTGTTGCTCCACCGTCTGCAAATGGATAGTATGGACCCAGAGACACCTCTGTGCCAACTACTGGTATCTTGAATTTAAATTCTGGGATACCAATACTCTTCAATAATCCAGTGAAACTTTCAATTGCAGATTTGAAGAAATCACTGACTGTGGTGAATACTGAAGTAATTGCTCCAATGAATGCCTTGACTGGTTTCTCTATATACTCCGTATAAAACCCAGCAACTGCATTTACAATACCTCTGATGGATTCCTTATCAAATAGTCCAAATGAGATAAACTCCAATATTGCTCCAAGTCCAGAGATTATTGCTTCCTTGATAGATCCGGATTTCTTGAATTCATCAAATCCCGCCATTAGACCCTTCACAATAGAAGTGACGATCAATATTGGCAAAGCAACTTTGGTGAGTAGTTTCATTAGATTTTTTGGATTGAACATTGCCTTGAATCCTTTGATCAAGGAAGACTTCCAGTTCTTTATTAGTCCACCAAATAACCCACCACCTTCATCTTTCTCTTCTTTCTTCTCTGGTTTGACCTTTCCTGCTTTACCTTCGCCTGTATTCTCTGCAATCTGTTTCAGTAATTTTGATTGTTCTTCAGTGGCAGCAATTTGCTCATCTCGTGCTTCTGCGTCTACTGCATCTGCCTTATCATTTGCTGTCTTTGGTTTCCCCTTCGGATTCTCTTTCTCTGGAGTTACTCTGGTATCAATAGAGGATAGTTTCTTCGCTAATTCTTCTCTGAATGTTAGTTCTTTAGTATTGGCAAGTTGTTCTTCACTGAACCCTGCTTGCTTCATCTTACCTATTGCTTCTTCATTCTTCCTGATATCATTCTGAACCTTTTGGATCTTCTTCCAATCATCTGTGAGTCCCTTCATATACTTCTTGTTTTGGACTAAACTAGGATCAGCTGCCTTCTCAACCTTTTTCCTGACATCTGCATATTGCTTCTTTTCTTCTCTATTCTGTAGCATATTGTCAAGCATTCCACCAGTGCCTTTCTTCACTATACCAGTCTTATCCATGAATCCACGCATAGTGAAAAAGTCCTTCACACTGCCCTTCATGCTTTCTATTTTAGTGCCAATAGTTTTTTGTTGGCGTCTTTCTAGGGCAGTTTCTGTGACGGACTTGATTTCATCCTTGGATAATTTTTGGATTACCTTGGTTTGATTCTTGATTTCATCGAACAGTTTCTTGGTATTGCTGGTTATACCATCCCCAGTCTTTTTCACCAATGAGTCTGTGACTTTACTTACATTCTTTTCTATGGACTTTAGGGCATCAGTGGTGTCTTTCTGCACTTCAACAGACTTTGCTGCCTCTGCGGGAGTTGGTTCTGCGTGCTTGGGAATGCCTCTGGCAGACAGTCCCTTGAGTTGTTCCATGGAGATATGCTCAGTTCCATGAACAATCTTCTCCGCTGATTTCAACTTCTCTTGGGCACCGATTAAGTCCTTCAGATTGATCATTGCGTTACCTTTATTGTTTACTTTCTAACCTCTGTCTTTCTTCCTCCAGGTATCTTACTAGGAGGGACACATACACATCTCTCTCAAACGGAATCATTTCCTCAATTTCTGAAAGTGAGTATTTATGATATGTCATGAGTGCAAAATTCATTTGATAGAAATTCTGCAAATCTTCATGACAGAGGTTAATTAAAAAAAAGACTGCATGCCTTCCAGAACTTTATGATGTGCTTTATTGCACACTGGACAAGTATAGTCCACTTCTTGCTTTAGTTTAGGCATTGTTTCAAAGAACTCCTGAACCTTGGCAAACTGTTCTGTGGTGAGGTTCTCAATAAATGTCACCAGTTCTTCCTTGGTTTGTTCCTTGGCATGGAATACTTCTGCTCCAGTATAAATTGATTCTATTGACTCAACCACTATTGATACAACTTGGTCAAAGTCTGACTCATCAACACTGTCAATCAACTTCATAATATCCATGGTTGGATACTTCATTATGAGACCAACATCATTGAATAGAGCAATTTTGTTTGTGTGACCAGGCACTTTTGTGACCTCTAGTTTAGTGAGATCAATCATTACCTTTGACTTTGCCTTTGGATCATCTGGGCAATCATCGCAACTGAAAATCAGTTCAACATTCTCGCCAACAGACTTTGCTCTGATCTGACAGAACAGATACTCAAGATCAAAGGTTGCGAGGTTATCAACATTCAGATCATCAATAACACATGCTTTCACTACTGCCTTCAAAGTATCAACCATGACCTTGATGTCTTCACTTTGCTGTGCGATCAATAGTGCCTTCTCTTCCTTCACAAAGAACTGACGGTACTTTAAACTCTTTCCTGTAGATGGTAAAATCAGATTGTATACCGTTGCTGTATTTACGGGTAATGCCATTATATATTACTCCTTGTTCATGTTGTTCAAGAATTTATTCAATTCACTTGTCGATCCAACGAAAATAGCATTGTTCTGCGTTATCTGTTTATTGCTCACTTCTTCTGCCTTGCTTGGTGTGTCGATCTTCCGTTTCTTATCGTGTAGATCAAGCAACTGAGTATTGACCTCTGCCAACTGTTTCATAAGATTTCCAACTACCTCAAATGCCCGTGGATGCTCAGTGGACTTGGCAATTTCCAGGGCATGGTACAATGCATCCTGTCCCTGTTGCAATAATGAGTGTAAATTGTTTCTAGTTCTGTCATAATCAGACTCAATCTTGTTGGATCCTTGTGGCACAACATGGTTGTCCACTGTTATTATATCACCTGTCTTTACTTCAGTAACTGCCTCAATGTCAAACACTTCGGATAATCGGTCATCGATTTTCATTGGATCCTTCAACTTCATTATTATAGGTACTATTTATACCATATGATCCTTGGTAATTATTCTCCATGGCAGTTATCTTTTCCCTGCCCCTGGACCATGCAGTAACTCCAAGTATGGCA